ACGTCGATCAGCTTGAGTGCGTCCATCAGGGCTCGGGTGAGCATCTCGTCGGCCCGGCTGGGCTCGGGCAGCCCCGAGGGGTGGTTGTGGTACAGGATCACGGCGCCGGCGTTGTGCGTCAGGGCGCTCTTGACGACCTCGCGCGGGTAGATGCTTGTCTGGGTCAACGTGCCCCGGAAGAGACGCTCGTCCACGATCAGACGGTGCTGCGCGTCGAGCAGCAGCATGCCGAACACTTCGTACTCAAGGCCGCTGAGCGCGACCGTGAGCCAGTCCTTTACGGACTGTGGCGAGCCGAACATGGTGGAGCGAGCCGCCCGCTCCTGAAGGATGGCAAGGGCGCGTGCCACGATGGCATCGTCGTCTTGCTGGTGCACCTGATAGGGTGCAGGGTCGTTACTACGCATGGTGAAGCTCCTGAGAGTGCAGGCGAGAGCCTGCTAGGGGAGTCGGGACATTTGTCCCGACTGATGCGACGCAAAGCGCGTCGCCCTGCGCCGCACGCGACGCAGGACGCTGCGCCGCCCCTAAGGGCGGCTAAGTGGAGCCGGGACAGATGTCCCGGCTGTAGGTCAGAGGACAGGCAGCACGATCACCGTGCGCCCGCGCCAGTATTCGCGCGTTTTGTCGCGCGTCTCCGCGCCGATCTCCCAGCACCACGCAGCGAGGACGTACTCCCCGGCGGGGGTCCTCAGCCCCCCGCAGGAGTCCGCTATGCACTCGCGCAGTTCGCTGCGCTTGCTGATGCGGCGGGCGCCGCCGTTGGCGGCGGCCTTGTCGGCCGCGTCGGCCACGTCGGCCGCGTTGATGAAGGTGTACATGGCGAGTCTCCAGAACAGAGGGCGACGAGGCGCCCGGGGTGGAGCCGGGACAGATGTCCCGACTAGGCGATGCGATGCCCGCATCGCACAACCCTGCACGCAAGGCTGTACGCTGCGCGCCGACCCGAAGGGCGGCTACATGGGGGAGCGGCGGCGCCGCTGCGGTGGGGTAACGCGCATCCCCGCCCACACGCAGCCGCTCGGACACTTCCATAGTTCTCGAAATATCGAATCGGGACAACTGTCCCGATTCAACTATCACGCGGCGAAAGCTTTCGCCAGCGCTGCGCTGGCAAGCTTGCGCGCGCCTTCGTACTGCGCGGCGAGCCGCGCGAGCTTGGCGGCGGCCTTTAGCAGTTCCTCGGGGATCTCGACCTCTTCGCGTGCGGTGTCGGCCGCAAAGAGGTCGGCCAGAAGACGTTGGAAGCCTTTCTTCGCGGCGGCCGCATCGGCCGGCCACGCGGGCTTGCCGGCACTGGGGCCGGTCGTTGCCACGGTGAGCGTGATGCCGCGTGCAGCCGCGTAGAGCGGCAGCAGCGCGTCGCGGGCCGCCTCCCGATCGGCCCATTTGCCCGCCTTCGCGAGCGTTTTGATAAGTTCAATTCTCTCTTCTGCCGCCCCGTCGATCGCGGCGATGCGGGTCACGAGAGCGTTGATAGTCTTGGTCGTCATGGCAATGCACCCTATGGATTGAGGAACCGGGACACATGTCCCGGTTCGGGTTGCTGTGCAGTCGATTGCACAGTGACCAAAGCATAGCATCAACCCCATTTCCGGCCAGAAAACCGTTCCTGCCTTGACCCCACCACCCCGGCACCCCCCAAGGCAGCTTGACGGTGCCGGGGCTGCGCAGGGACAGTGTTTCACACCCCCACTCCACTATTTTTCAAAGTTCTATTATATGGTGTCGCAGTTAAACGATATGTTGCGCTACGCCGCAACGCATGCACACATACCCCTACCCCCCTATAAAAATTTCGCAAAACGCACAGTCAATATGCAAAAAAAAGCCCGCCAAGAGGCGGGCAAAACACAGAGGAGGAGACACGTGGGCGTTGCACCCACGCAAAGGCAAGTGTACAGTAAAGACTTCCCCGGCGCCACCCCCTGCTCACCATGTTCGATGACCTGATGCAGATCGATGCGTCCGCAGCGCTTGTGCTTGAGCGCGCGGCGCCTGATGACGTTCTGACCGCGCAGGCCAACACCGCCAGTTGGCTTGGAGAACTCGGGGTGCCGTCAGACGAAGAGATCGACGAGCGCACGCAAGTCCGTGCCGCGCGCGAAGTCTTCAAGTCGATTGTTGAAAAACCTGCAGAGCGTCAACCTGTGCCGGTCGATATCGACGACGCCATCAAACCTAAAACGGCAAAGCAACGCGCCAAAGAAGAGAAAGAAAACGCAGAGACCAAAGAAAAGCTCTTGGCGCTTAAAACGCCTACATCTGTGCAGCACTTGTTGGGGTTATTGACTGCATATGACTGGGAGTTCGTTGAGAAAGCTAAGGAACTGCGTAACTACACGGTTGCCCGCATACTAGAAGAGACTACGCATCCCGATGCGCGTATACGTCTGCAGGCACTACGCCTGTTAGGCACGGTAACGGAGGTAGGACTCTTCACCGAACGCGTAGAAGTGACCCGTAAAGACGCTACCGAGGCCGAAATCGAGGCCCGCCTGCGCGAACGGCTAAGCAAATACGCCATCGACGTCACACCGAAAGACGTCACACCGCCAGAACTCCCCCTAGCGCCTGCACTTGCGCAGGATATTGTCGATCTAGACGCTGAAATTAGCGTAGTGGCTGAAGTTAGAGGCAGCAGTGCCGGTGCTTGAAGAGCTTTCTACGCAGGAAGTGCAGCTTTTGCTGCAAAAACTGCCTCACTTGCCGCTAAAAGAGAAGCAGACGATTCTGGAAAGCCTAGAGGCGCTTGAGAAAAAGCGCGTTCTGCGCGAATGCCGCGAAGATTTTCTTGCTTTTTGCCGCTACGTCTATCCGGAATGGAAGGAAGGCCCTCATCACAGGTTCTTGAAGCCTATTTTGCATGGGGTTAAAGACGGGGGGGAGCGCCGACTGACGGTGTCGATGCCGCCGCGCTTCGGTAAAAGTGAGACTATCGCGTATTTGTTCGTTGCGTGGTATTTGGGGCACTTTCCTACGCACCACGCCATGATGGTGACGCACACATCAGCACTGTCCGCCGATTTCGGCCGCAAAGTGCGCAATCTCATAGGCAACCCCAAGTACAAAGAAATATTTCCAGATACCGTAGTGTCGACAGACAAGTCGGCTTCTGACAATTGGACGACGACCAAAGACGGCAAGTATCTCGGGCTTGGCATTGGCGGTAACGTCGCAGGCCACGGTGCGCACTTGCTCATTGCAGACGACCTAGTCTCTGAGCAGGCGGTGCTGGCAAACCCCGACCATGCGTTTGAGGTGGCGTGGAACTACATGCAGGTCGGCCCCTTGCAGCGTCTGATGCCCGGCGGGCGCATCATCATGATCGGCACGCGCTGGGGTAAGCGCGATCCCATCGGGCGCGCCTTGGCGTGGGCAGACAACAATCCTGAAGCCGAGCCGTGGCATGAGGTGCGCTTCCCGGCGGTGCTGCCTTCGGGGCGCTCGTTGTGGCCCGAGCAGTGGCCGGTAGACCAGCTGCTCGCAAAGAAGGCCGGGATGCACCCCCACTACTGGGCGGCGCAGTACATGCAGGAGCCGACCTCGGAAGAGGGCGCCATGCTCAAGCGCGAGTATTGGCGCATATGGCCCAAGGACGATCCGCCGCTGGTGGAGTTCGTGTTGCAAACATGGGACACTGCGCACGATACCAAGTCCAACAACGACTACAGCGCCTGCACGACATGGGGCGTGTGGTATAACGAAGAGACAAATCGGCAGGAGCTTATCCTGCTTGACTGTTTCAGGGGGCGATGGGAGTTTCCGCAGCTGAAGCAGCGCGCGTTGGAAGCCTACAAAGAGTGGCAACCCGAGTGCGTTGTGGTCGAGAAGAAAGCCGCCGGTGCCCCGCTCATCCAAGAACTTCGCCAGATGGACATGGTCATCGAGGAGTACAGCCCCAGCCGTGGTACGCGCCTTGTCTCAAACGACAAGCGCGCTCGGGTGCACGCAGTGGCGCCTATCCTGCACGACGGCGTCGTGTGGGCGCCTGACCGCCTGTGGGCGCACGATGTGATCAATGAATGCGCAGAGTTCCCCAACGGCGAGAACGACGACAGGGTAGACTGCGTGGTTATGGCGCTGGCGCGCTACCGGCGCGGGGGGTTCCTCCAACTCTCCGATGACGCCAGAGACGACACGTTGGCCCCGCGCGCACCGCGCCGGGCAGCCTACTACTGAGGACACCTATGCCTGCGAACTTCGACTCCAGCCTGTACGCCGCGCCTCAAGGGCTTGAAGCCCTCGCAGCCGACACCGAGCCCATCGAGATCGAGATCATCGACCCGGAGGAAGTCAACATCCGCGCAGGCGGCATGGAGATCACGATCGGGCAGGACGACAACGGCGACATCCCGTTCGGGGCCAACCTCGTCGAGCACCTCGACCCGTCCGTCGTGCAGACCATCATGAGCGAGTTGTCCAGCAACATCGACAACGACCTCGGGTCGCGTAAGGACTGGGAGCGTACCTACGTCGAGGGGCTCAAACTGCTCGGGCTCAAGTACGAAGAACGCACCGAGCCGTGGACCGGCGCCTGCGGCATCACGCACCCGATGATCACCGAGGCCGTGGTGCGCTTCCAGTCGGAGACCATCACCGAGACCTTCCCTGCAAGCGGGCCGGTCAAGACCAAGATCATCGGCAAGGAAACGCCTGAGAAGAAGGCAGCCTCCACACGCGTGGCGGCTGAGATGAACTACCAGCTTACCGAACGTATGCCGGAGTTCAGGCCGGAGCACGAAAAGCTGCTGTGGAACTTGCCCAGCGCCGGCTGCGGCTTCAAGAAGGTCTACTACGACCCGAGCCTTGGGCGCCAGACTTCGGTGTTCGTGCCGGCAGAGGAAATCATCCTGCCCTACGGCGTCGCAGACGCACGCACCTCGTACCGTGTAACGCAGCAGCTGCCTAAAACCAAGAACGACATTCTGAAGCTGCAGTATCAAGGCTTCTATACGGATGTCGACATCGGCGAGCCGTCCCGGCAAGAGACGGACATTCAGAAGGCCAAGGACAACGAGACTGGTTTTCAAAGTCAGAACGACGACCACTATCTGCTCTACGAAGCATGCGTCGAGCTTGATATCCCGGGCTTTGAAGACACCGACAAAAATGGTGAACCCACGGGCATCATGTTGCCCTATGTCGTCACCATGCTTGCAGGCACAAACGTGTGCCTGTCGATCCGACGCAACTGGCACGAAGACGACCCGCTCAAGCTCAAGCGGCAGCATTTCGTCCAGTACAACTACATCCCCGGCTACGGCCCCTACGGCATGGGGTTGTTCCACCTCATCGGAAACTTCGCGCGGGGGTCTACATCGATCCTGCGCCAGCTTGTGGACGCAGGCACGCTCGCAAACCTGCCGGGCGGGCTGAAATCCCGAGGGCTGCGCATCAAAGGCGACGACACGCCGATCGCCCCGGGCGAGTTCCGCGACGCAGACGTAGGCTCGGGCGTGCTGCGGGACAACATCCTGCCGCTGCCCTACAAGGAGCCCAGCGCCACCCTGTTCAACCTGCTCAACTCGATCGTCGAGGAAGGCAGACGCTTCGCCGCGACCGCCGACATGAAGGTGTCGGACATGAGCGCGCAGGCCCCCGTAGGCACCATGCTGGCGCTGCTGGAGCGCCAGCTGAAGGTCATGACGGCTGTGCAGGGCCGCGTGCACAACTCGCTCAAGCAAGAGCTTGGGCTGCTCAAGGACATCATCCGCGACTTCACCAACGAGGACTACACCTACGAGCCCGACCCGGACACCGACCGCCCCCGCGCACGCCGCGCGGACTTCAGCACGGTCGAGGTCATCCCCGTCAGCGACCCGAACGCCTCCACGCTCGCACAGCGCGTGGTGCAGTACCAAGCCGCCCTGCAGCTTGCTCAAGGCGCCCCGCAGCTATACGACCTGCCGTACCTGCACAGGGGCATGCTGGAGGTGCTGGGGATCAAGAACGTCGAGAAGATCCTCCCGCTGCCGGAGGACATGAAGCCGATCGACCCGGTCAGCGAGAACATGAACGTGCTCAAGGGCAAACCCGTCAAGGCGTTCATCCACCAAGAGCATGAAGCGCACCTCGCCGTGCACATGGCGATGCTCAACGACCCGCTGATGGCGCAGACGCTGGGGCAGAACCCACAAGCGCAGATGATCTCGGCCGCGCTGCACGCGCACATCGCGGAGCACCTTGGCTTCGCCTACCGCGTCAAGATCGAGCAACGCCTCGGCATGACGCTGCCGGAGCCCGGCGAGCCCGTGAGCCCGCAGCTGGAGCAGGCGCTGGCGCCCATGCTGGCGCAGGCGGCCCAGCAGGTGCTGCAGAACAGCCAAGCTATCATGGCTCAGCAGCAAGCGCAGCAAGCGGCACAAGACCCAGTGCTGCAGCTTCAGCAGATGGAGCTTCAACTCAAACAAGCGGAACTGCGGCTTAAAGCGCAGAAACAAGCCGCCGAAGCTGCGGCGAAGGTCGACGAACTCGATCTGCGGCGAGAGGAAGTTTCAGGCCGGCTGCAGCTTGAGGCCACCAAGCTCGGCGCCAACATCCAAGAAAAGCGTGCGAAACTGTCTGCCGATCAAGAGCGTGAAGGC